GGGTCAGTAGAACCGTCTGCTATTGTGGTTGTATGAGTATCAGCGTTTGTAGTTATAGCTTCTGTACCAAAGCTAAATGCTTCTGCAATTAATTCTAGATTAGTGTTTGTACTTGTTCCCCAAGTGCCTGATTCATCACCTGTTGTTATTTCTTTTAACCTAAGATCATTTACATAAGTTGCCATGTTTGTCTCCGTTCAAATTTATTATAAGTTGTTTTTTCATAAAAGTTAAGCTACCTTTTCCCAATTTGGTGTTTGTGCATCATCTATGAGTCCCCACACTAACACATCGCTTACAAATCCTGTAGCTGAAAGTCCTGTAATATTTATATTTGCTTTACAAACTGTAGTAACTGATCCTAGGGCGGAAGTACCTGCTAAACCAGTTATAAAAACATTATTTATTGAAACGACTGTAACAGCTCCTAGTGCTGATGTTGTACCAAATCCAGAAACTGTTAAATTATTATTTGTAACAAGCGAAGTATCACCTAAAAGTCCCTCAGAAAAATCTGTAATAACAGATATATTGTTGTTTGTTGATAGGGTTGTTGTACCTAAAGCTGATGTATTAGCAAAACCATCTACAGAAATATTGTTTACGGATGTTATTGTCGGTGTTCCTAAATTTGCTGCGGCTAATTGAGTTGCAGGAGTTATATTAGCATCAGCTTGAATAAATACGCTAACAGAACCCAAAGATGCAGTTACACCACCTACTGAAGCTATAGCCTGAGCATTTACTGCTGCAACTGGAGATCCTGTTGAGCCTGCAGCGGGTGCGGTTATTTCTAAAGGTGCCGAACCTTCTCCAAAACCTAACTGGCCCCAGGTACCTCGACCCCAACCGTTTAGGAACTCAGCCATTTTAGGCTATACGTATAATCGCTGTACTTGCCGCTGCTGCTGGAAAAACTATTGTAAAATCACCTGCTGTCGATGTTTTATCACCACCAAAGTCGATAGTAGCAACAGATGCATTACTATCAGTAGAATTGTAAATCATACACCCTCTAGCAGTAACTGTAGCAGTTCCAAAAGTTAAATCAGCAAAATCTGTAAACCCAGTAGTACCACTTGAAGTAGGATCTACTCTTGTTAGGTTTGATCCACCAGAAGTGTAATTTGTACCACTTGCTTGTCCTGTAGTAGTAAAAGCAGTAGTAGTCGCACCTAGGGTAGCAGAGCTTGTGTATAAAGCTAGTTTAAATGTATCTCCGCCTGAGTTTTTAAAATTATGCACTCCTTCAAGAAGTTCTTTCTTAAAGCTTGTGGTTAATGTTGATGTTATAGCCATATTATATCCTTTTAATTATATCAGCTAACTCAGTATCTCCAGACTTAACTAATTCTTGTATAAGAGTAGCTTTATAGGATTTTAACGCATTTTTTATATAAATCAAACAAACCTTATAAATAAGTTCTTTATAGGCTCTAGCCTGTTCTTGCACATACGGATCACTAGAATCAGAAGAACTAACTATTTTCTCGGTTAATCTTTCCGCCCAAAACTCAGGTGGATGTCCACCAAAATTAGTAGTTTTAGCCTCTATGAGACCTAATCCTGGCATTCCGGCTGGTGTTATTTCATCTACCATTTTTTAGGTTCTACTGGTTTTAGGTGTGAATCGTGCCTATCGATAAGCACAGGTTCTTGTGTTTTTTTAACTATTTCTAGGTTATCTATTCGTTCTAGCTTAATGCCTTCTTCATCTACTAAAATGATATATGGGTTTTTGAGCCTGTGATAACCGTATAGTTTTTGTTCTGCTGGTACATCTGTATCTAATAAACCAGAGGTATGTGCCACTTCTACCTGCATACCTGCTGATATACATTTAGATAACCAAAACTCTACACAACCTCTACCTGCTTCAGCAAAATGTAAGTTACCTTTGTAAGAAAAATCAATACCAAACATTTTGAGATTTGCTACTTCATTCCAATAAGCAAAAGCTACTGCATAAGCAACAGTGTTGTTTAGATAATGACAATTTGAGTAATTAACCACTTCTTCTAGTGGATATTCAACTAATCCTGGACATCTATCATCTAGTTCACAGGTATAAATAGGACCTTCGTGTTCTAACAGCATTTCTTTCATGCTTTCTGTTTGACCACCAGCATCATCAGTATCTAAGAACCTAGATGCAGGATCCATCATAAACACTCTATCGTGATATATAACAGTGCCAACACCATTAATTACCCAGACTTCATCAAAGTGCACTCCGTGTGATTTTGCAAGATTATAATCAAACCAGCTTTTACCCATGCCAACGATGGCAACTGATTTACCTTTCAGACTTTCAATTTTTTTCATGTATTTTTACGATACCGGTGACCTCAAAGAATCGTACCGATATTCATCCCTCCTTCCGCGAGCTTCTGCAAGATTTTTTAATCTAGTTATTTCCAGTAAAAAGCGTTGCTCGTATTGCTGTTGCATATCGCTTTCACCCTTTAAAAATATATTAGCTTCCACTAATGAACCATATAATAAAGCATTTCTAGCGTTTTGTGAAAGCCAGGTTCCTGTAGTGTCTGTAACTAATGAATTTGGTTTATAAAGATAGTGTAATTCTACATTGTAATCTTGATCTGGTACTGGGCTTACAATAAGCGTAGAGCCATTGTCAGACGCTGTAGAAAGTTCTTTATCAAAATCTGCGTAATACAGTGGTCTACCTCTTTCTGTTGCGTCTGTAGGATCTACAGCGTATTCACGCATAAAGGTAGTATGTTTCTTATCTAAATAATGATAATCACCGTTACTATCAATAACAGCTAGTGAAAAAGACATCTTAAAATCTGTTGGTGCTGTAAGATAAGTATTACCAGTAGTTAGATTACCAGATACATTTTTACGAAAGTAATCAAGCTGTATAAGTTCAAAGATTCTGTCTTCAGCATTTTTGATAAAATCATCAAGCGTGTTAACAAATGTAGTTTCTGAGTTTTCTACATAATTTTGTATTAATGTTTTTAGCTCTGCTAGTGTCATGTAACTATTGTAACCTCACCCAATTCACCTGTCATCTTAGCTACTGTGAAGTTAGCAGGTAGTGTCGCTGGATTCATAAAATCAGGTTTAAATATATTAGAGTTGACTACCACTACAAATCCTTCACCTTCTTCATGGTCGTTATTAGGTCTAGGTTTGTATAATGCTTCAGGATCTGCTTTAGCAGTAAGTGGCTCTAGTTGTGGGTGTTTTGGCTCGTAACACTCTGAACAAACTTTAGCACCATTCCATTCTTCTCTGAGTTGACTTAACTTATATTCAAAACCACATCTATCGCATAAAGCCCGTGCAAATTTACCAAGAGCATATGCCATGTCATCTCATCCTAATATCTGGTCTGATTCTAAATGAAGCTCTGTCTTCATCCTGATCAGCAGCTCTACGGAACTCTTCTTCGTATATAGCTTTTAGTTGTGGTGTAAGTTGTGGATTTTTCTTAAGTGATAAGTAATAGGCTAAACCAGCTACAAAACAAGGATAAAATCTAAATGGCATATCCATAGTATTTGTTGCTTTATCTGCATCATCCATTCTTACAAGTTTGTTGAAAACTAATATATCAGTGCTGTTTTCAGGTGCAGGCCAGACCTTCAATGCTGGTGTTGTTAATTTATCAAAGAAGAATTGTGATGGTCTAGCCTTTGTTTCTTTGTTTGGTATGTTGATATATTCTGATCTACTAATACGATTCATGCTTATATCAGTTTGTGTTTGATTTACGGTTCTTCGTAAGACTACATCTAAAACATCAATAACATTAGAATTTAGAGAATAACTAGAAGTACCTTCAGTAACAGTCTGTGTTGCTTGTTCTATTGTCCATTGGTTTAAACCACGGTTAGCCCATTCAGCTAACATTAGATTTATAGATCTACGAGCTGTTTTTAAATCGTAACCAGTTCTAAGTTCTAGTCCACACCTTTCAAATGCTTCTTCTACAAACTCAGCTACGTTTGGTTCGAAATCTGTGCTACCTGATAATGCCATTATTTATTATCCTCTTGATTGTAAAGATTATCAAACGTAATGTTTGGATCTAAATAACTATCATGTTTTTCTGCTGAGTGAACCCACTGACTAGGTGAAAAATCAGGAGCACCTTGTCCTATTCTCCAAAGAGCAGGATTTGTAGCTCTTACTCTGTTATTTGGTAGAGCAACAAAATTACCAGTATATTCACCAGCATCCGTCAAGTATAGCACATGACTTTGTTTGTGTTGTGCAGGATCATCTGCTATTGAGTGATCTGTGTAATCTACAGTAAACATATAGGTTCCTGTGTAAAACTCACCATTAATTTTACATATCCAGGGTGAAGAACTTACACGATCTAAACTAACTACGCTGTGATGATGACTGAGACAGTCCCAGGGTTGTGCTAAATGATCTTCCATGGGCTTAGGCCATTCATCTAGTGGTATATCTGCTACAAGAGCTTGTATTGGCATTCTTGCCCACATAGCACCACCGTGTACGTTTTCATCAGGATAGCCTTCAAAATCAGTCTCACAGCCTGTAAAAACTACTTGGAATGATAATGATCTGTCGGGAATTGTATTTACAGCCATTACTAATGCGTGCAAATACTCACCGTGATAATTTTGGTGATTAGCAGTAAATTCTTTTCTAACCCAGCATTTAAACTGAGGTATGTTTGATATTAAATATGACAAGAGAAAGCCTAATTATACTTTTCCGCCTTTTGCCATATATTTAGATTTTTTCATGGGTCCACCTTTAGCCATGTATTTAGATCCTTTCATAGCTCCACCTTTGGCCATATATTTAGAACCTTTCATAGCACCACCTTTTGCAGCGTACTTACGTCCTTTAACAGCACCACCCATTGCGTAACCTTTTGTTCTTTTAAACATTTAATTCTCCTAACTTATTGTAGTTACTTTTCTACGGTTATTCATAACTTTACCACAACCTTTAGCTATGAAACCACCTCTTTGTTTTTTTACTCTATTTTGCTTTGCCATAGATTTTTCTATAGCTCTGCCTCTAGCTTCCTCGTATGAGGATAACTTACCATCTTTATTTAAGTCTGCTTTATTTTTATTCATAGGTCCTCCTCGACTTGCTGTAACTCTTGCTTTTTTTGTGTTTGCTACCACTGTTTTACCTTTTGCACCTGCACGTTTCTTTTTTCTTGCAGTTGCGGCTCTTTCTGATTTACTTAAACTTTTAGCTTTAGCTTCTGGTAAACATCTACCTGGGTTTTTTTTGTTTTTGTTTGTTCCACAATCTCCTAGAATAGAACCATCTGTGCCAATAAGTTTCCATTTTTCATCTAGCCAACCTTGTAATTGTCCCACTATCTTCTCCTATTAGCCATAACAGCACCTTGACCTCTTATAGAGACAAATCCACCTGTTGCTTTTTTCTTTCTTTTTTTACTACCTTTTGCGTAGTTTGGATCTTTACAATATTTTGATGCAGCCATGTTAGCGTATGCACTTGGATATGTATCAAAGGTTCTTTTTGCCCAGGCTTTGCCTGCTGGACATATTTTGCCACCACTTTTAGCTTTTGCCATTTAACACTTCCATCTTCTTCTTGCTTGTCTAATTCTTGAATTAGGATCGTTTCTTGTTTTTGCAGAGCTACGTTTCAGTTGCCCTAGTGATCTAGCACAATAAGATTTACGTCTTTTTGCTGCTTTAGATCCTTTTTTAACTGTACCTGTAACAGCTCCTTGAAGCTTAGAGCCAGGATTTTTTCTTCTATGTTCTTTGATGCCCTTGCGGGTCATTCCCGCCCCTTTTTTAGTGGGGCGGTAATTACCACCTTTACCTGTTGTTCTGGCTATAGGTTTTTGTTTTCTGCCTCTCGTAGTAGCCATTCATTAATAGTTTTTATTCAAAACTAAAATAATAGAGTATGTGTCTCCGCTTGTATGTCCTACAGTTGTAAAGTCAATATCACCAGTAACACCAGATCCAGCATTGTTTGGTATGCCACTAAATAAATCATAATACTCATCACCTGTGCTATCTGCTGGTAAACCAGTTAATAGTACGTTAGATGTAGCGTCAAATTCAATGTTCACACCCATGCCTCTTGTAGCCCAGTATATTCTAGCAACAGAAACAGAAGTACAAGACTCTCCTGCACTATTTGGTGTTAGTGCAGAAACGTCTACCTTTTTTACAGCCGATTCACCTGTACCATCAGATACATTAGTGAACTTTAGAACAGCAACTCTTTCACCGTCTTGAATTGTTTGTGATGTTACTGCATCTGCCATAATCTACTCCTTACGCGTCAGCGAATGGTGTTACTAAAGTTCCAGAACCAATTAATAATGAGTTATGGACTAGGTATGTTGCTGTATCAATAGCTGTTACTTGAACAACACTACCGACTATACCACCTGTAGTTGTACCGTTTAATGTAATAACATCGTTAGTAGCTGCTGGTACGAAAGCTTTTTCAACACCATCGTCTACGGCTACAAATACAGAGCCTTTAAACTTGTCAGTTCCATCAGTTTTAATATCAAGATCAGTAGCTAATGTTTCTATATAGAAATAGAAAGAAGCACCAACATTATTTAACTGATTTGGATCTGTTGGATCGCTTGGAGTTGTAGTAACAATTGAAGGTAAAGTAAATTTACCATCTGCATCATTACATAACAATATTTTTCCTGCATGAGTATCAACAGTTAATGTTGTGTCTGCTGTCAGACTAACAGTGCTGTTAACACCTGCTGTAATAAATCCTGCCAATGACTTGACTGGACCTGAGAATGTCGATTTTGCCATAATTTCCTCCTAAGGAAATAAGTTCTACTGTCTTGGCTTGTCTGCTAGGTCAGTCGGTAGAACAAGTTAATTAATCCTAGAATTAAATCATATACCTTCTTTTAGAAAAAAGAAAGGGAGCCGAAGCTCCCTTAAGAATTGTAGTTGAGTTAGAAACGCTACAATAAATCGTTCCTTAAGCCCCTTGAGAACCGTAAACGGCTCTGAAGTTTGAATAACCGAAGCTATAACGCTCTCTAGCTTTATATCTCATATTACCTGTATCGAAATCACCCTCTAATGATGTTGACATTGGAGATCTTTCAAAATACTTAAATCCATCTGGACAGTCAGTTTTAATGAAATACGCATCAGTATCTGTTAGATAGTTATTTACAACATATCCTTCAGGTAGCATACCAGTATTGCTTATAGCATTGATGTCATTGTCAGATGTGCCAACTCTACCTGGAGAGTTAAGTAATCTGTCAGCAACAAACACTAATTGTGGTGGAATAATGAGCTTTGTACCTTTAAGAGCAATATTAAGACCTCTATCATCTGTTAATGTAGAAATATTAATTAATGCGTCTTCAAGTGAAGTTTCATTAAGATCCGCCATAGTGGTAGCTCTGTTTGCTAAAGTACCGCCTCCCCCTAGAGGGTGAGCAGTGTTAATTAAAGATACGCCATCGCCACCTGCTGTACTAAACGCGTTGTTTAGAACAGCTGCTGCTTTGATCTGTTTGGTGTTAGCCATAGATCTTGCTAATGCTTTGGTATATCTTGCTCCTAGCCTGTCATACAAATTATCTTCAACTGCTTCTTCAGTTAAAGCGAATGCTAAAGCCACTGTTTCGTGGGTGTAACGAGATGTATAACCTTCGTTAGCTGTATCAAATCTGACACCGCTACCTTCAGCTTTTACTTCCGCATTACCAAACCCTACGATTAGAGTTTCTTCTTCAAACGCTCTATCAGAAGTTTCTGTTTCATAAATTTCTGTATGTTGAGCTTCGTATCTAGCATATTCCATGCCGAACAAAGCATTCAAACCTGGCTCTAATTCTTTCGCTAATTGCGATCTGTTAATTGCCATTATTTATACTCCTGTTGGATCGACATAAAAATGCTCATTAAATTTAACAATCACATTCACGTTAGCTGAACCTGTTGTACTGTTATCTGGGTCACTCGAAAAGCCCATGATTCTAAACGTAGCAGTTGTAGCTGCTGTTGTTCCAGATAGCTCCATAGCTGACATACCAGTTTTGGTAGAGCCAGAAGTATAGGAGATATCTGCGTTCAAACCGACATCAGTTTGAGCTGGAGAACCTGCACTTTGAATTTCAAATACAGCATCAGGGTCATCTATTACGAATGCAACAATATCGGACGATACAGTGCCATCAGGATAGTAAGATTTGAATACAACATCACCGTTTGAATCAGTGAATTGACATCCTCTAAACACACCTAAAGCTTCATCACCAGCAGCAGCTACTAAAATAGTACCTGTGTTGGTCATTTTTACTAAATCGCCAGAAAAAATATTCCCTGAAGCACCAGAGGCAATTTTGTATTCTGTTGTACCGCCATTAGCGACACCAGAACCTAATTTACCTACTACTCTTGCTCCAAATGGGGCATTTTTGTTAGCCATAATAAGTCACCTTATATTTGTTATTAAAATTTTGATGATCAACTACGTTGACCACCTCCAAAAGTTACTTTGCTTGACCTCTCCGGTTTTAAAATCGGTGAGTTAGGGTCAGACTCTCTAAGAAGATCATTATCCACAGCATCTTGCTGAGTTTGAGCACGTGCAGCATAGTAGGAGTTTCTCTCTTCACGCGTTTCATTAGGAATCTTTGCCAAAAGCAAACCACCACGGGCTACTACTCCTGAATGTTTGCCTTCTTGTATAGAATCAAATTTGACCTGGAAATTATCAGGTAACTCTTCTAATCTTACTAGGTCGAAACCTTCGCTTAATCTTGCAGTTACATTTTTCCTGTCTTCTTGACCTACATTTTCGGCTCTAATCCACCTGTAGGTATAACCTTCAGGGGCAGGAGGAGCGTCCAACATTGATGGCGGGCTCCATGGTTTGCGAGCTTCTTTAGTAGCTCGAGTGTCGGCAGAACGTGGTGTTCTGTTTATTTCGTTGTTATCTTTTTCAGTCATAACTATTACCTTTTAACATATTTTGCGTACTCTGTTAAGGGTACGTTTAATCTTTTTGCCATTTGAACTTCTGCTGGCGACAACTTAACTTGTCTTTTTGAGCCGGTATTACCTGCTACTCTGCCTGCCGAAGCCACCTTTTGTTGAGGCTTCGATTTAGCAGAAGACTCTTCAAACTTGTGTGGAAACTCTTGTCGCAATCTTTTATCTACTTCAGAGTAATACTCATCCGATTTAGGATCGTATCCTTCTGCAACAAGTCTTTGATCTATGGTAAAAGCAGCCAACGTCATAATTTCATCTTCACCAAACCATTTATTATTCTCTACCCACGCTTCTTGTTTTTCATCTAGCTTAGGTGGAGCCTGGTATTGTGGTGTAGGCTGTTGATAGTTTTGCTGTATGTTTTTTGATTGTTGAACGGGTTGTTGTTCTATCGCTGTTCTTGAAGAAACAATCTTATTTTCTTCTACAGCAATCTTAGCTAAAACATCTTGTGCTTTTGCAACCTTGTCATAATCTTGGTTCTCATGAGCAGATTTTAAAGCAGTCATAGCTTGTTGTTTTTGTGATTTAAGCCTATTTTCAGCTTCCATTAAATAAGATCTATCAAGATTAGAACTTCTTGTTCTAAGCTGTTCATTCTCGGCAGCAGTTCTCTTAGCATACTCGTATGCAGACTCCTGACCTCTTTCAGCTTCTCTTAATTTTCTAGTAAGCGTATTAATTCTTTTTTGTACGCTTTTAGAATAATCTTCTAATTCTTCTTCTTTTTTTGCTTCTGGTGTATCAGATATATCTTCTATTTGCTGGTCTGCTTCTTTATCGTCAGACTCCATAGGTATCTTTGTTTGTGCTTTCGCTTCTTCAACAGTTTCTATTTCAACAATCTCTCCTTCTTCTACTTCTGTTTCTTCTACAACCTTTGCATTTTCTTCAGCCATTTTTTCTCCTTATACTGCAAGAATATCGTCAGGATCTAGGATGGTAGCTATCACCTCATCATCGTTAATGATTCTGCATTCAGACTCATCACCGAGTTTGAAACGAGCACCAGCATATCTGCCTATCAATACCCATTGTTTTTCCTGACACCAAGGATGATCAAACTTGCTTGTATCCTTGTAGCAATCAGGACCCATTTTTACTACATAGCCAACGACTGTAGCTAGAGACTCTCTATCTACGGTTGATTGAACTAAGTGGATTCCTCCTTCAGTAACTGCTTTACCTTTGTAAGGTAATATAAGTATCCGCCAACCTGTAGGTTGGGGCATACGTTCTAAAAATGATTTTTCTAAAAGTGTTGGATCTAAAACCCGTGCCTCTTCTTTGACGTAGGCAACATTTTCTGCTGTTTCTTCGGTTTTAGTTTCTTCTTTTTGTTTTGTTTTTTGCTCTGCCTCTATCGACTTTGCAACATGATCAGGGACTTGTATCTTGCTCATCTTGTTGTATTTTTCCTAGCAGTTCTCTAAATATATTTTCTGCATCGGCTAGAGAACTGTAACGCCCACGCAGATATTCATACTGAGAAAAGTCTTTACACCCTGCTAACATAGCATCTTTGGTGTCCTCTCTCCTAGCTTCGAGTTCTTTTAGGAACTTGTTAGCCAGCCAAACTGGATCCATTAATAGATTCCAGAAAACTTGCCACCGAACTCGGCAGCACCCATGCCTCTAGCTTTACCTTTGCCCATACCAGGCTGAGGTTTAGTATTAGCTGAAAAAGTACCAGCTTTAGTTTTCAAAGATCCATTACCTTTGTTGCTGTAGCTGTTTTTGTTTTTCAAAACCTTGGGTGTTTTCTGTTGACTTATCTCTGTTCTTTTAATCATGGGTTTTATTATGTGTATTTATTTTTTAATTTGCAAGTTTTAATTTTTATTTTGCATATCTAACATTTTAAAACGTGCTTGCTGTTCTAACCTAGCTCTAGCAGTTTCATCACGTAGATCAGCAATATCTTCCATAGTTTCTATTCTTTCTCTATCAACATCAATACGTCTTTGTGCGTCCATAGCCTTACGTTTTTCTTCTTGTAAGAACTGTTGTTGTTCCATAGATAACTCTTGACCTTTGAGGGCAAGTTCTTGTTTTCTTATAGCAACTAATGGATCTTCGTCACTAGGATCAGCTACTTGCTGACTGTATTGGGTAATAAGCTCTGCCATAATCGGTGCAGAGAACTGTGCCAATATATCACCTGCTTGTTGCACCAACTGTTGTGCTTCAGCAGGATTTGCCTGTTGAGCTTGTTGTTGTAGTTGTTGGAACTGTTGCATAGCTTCAGGTGGCATTTGTTGTTCAGCCAAACTATCAGCTTTCATTTGTAAATGTTGCATGATATGTGAATGTATTAAAGCTTGTACCTGTGCGTTCATTTGCACCGGTGGTGTTTGTAATAAAGCAATATGCGTTGTTATATGTGCATCATGATTCTGTTGGCCAAAGGCTTGAGCCTGTTGACCTAGTAATAGTTTGTTATTTTCAAAACCTGCTTCTAGTGGGGTTGGTTCTGTCGGTGGCGGTGGAGTAAGTATCTTTTCAATATTATCTACACCTATAGCTGAGTACATTCTTTTGTAAGACTCATAAATACCGTTAGGACCATGAACATCAGGATTAGATTGAACTAATGCCATCATCTCTTGTGCCATGGCAATGCGTTGAGATTGACTAAATATATCGGGGTTGGATATAGGGAATATATCTATATTATCATCAAAATCGGATAATTTTATCGCAGCATTGCCACCAGCTACGGCATAAGGGTACTCTGGGGGAAGGTACTCCTTAAACACTTGTGCAAGTAACTTAAACTCTTTTTTCTGTGAATTGTGCAATCTTTTGTGAATAGCACTTAAAACTTTAGTGGATCTTTCTAACAAAGCTAATGTTGTGCCTACAGGTGCATTAGGATTACCTTGACCTGTATTAATTTCTGCAATAGATGCAAACTTTTTACCACCGTCTACCAATATACCTAATAGGTTTAATAAAGTTCCGCTTGGCTCTTTAAATGGTAAAGGTTGAATAGAATCTCTTAAAGATCCACCAGGAGCATCAACATCTCTGAACTCACCTGGTTGAATCGGTGTGTCTTCATCTCTAATTCTTATACCTCTAGTTTTGAAACCAGCAGGTAAATTAGCAAGGGTACCAGCGTCAATAAGCTGTCTTAGTATTGATGTAGAAGCTTTAGATAAACCACCTATCATGTGCGTTAAACCAAAACCATAAAATCCTAGTCCTGGTAAAAACTTAAAGTGAACAAAGTATTCAATCTTGTTCTTCATAGGATCTTGCTCTTGGAAGTTTCTACGGATAGATAGTATTTGGTTAGATCCTGAATCAATGGTTACGATATATGGCAGTTTTACACCCGTTAGTTCACCGTTTTCATCAGTGTCCTCAAAGCCATCAATATCTAAATTACAGTGTACTTCGTAAAGAATAGATACTTCGCCATCATCGTAAGATGGTTCCATACCTGATAATTTGTTGATTTCTTCTTTTGCTTCAGAATACATATCAGGTTCTTCACCTGTATCTATATCTATCTTGCGGTAAAAACCAATGGCTTGAAGTTTTCTTACTTCGTTCTCTGGCATTTTAACCACGTTAGTAATTCTAGGACAAGACTCTAAATCGGTGGTGTAGTAAGGAACGATTAAATCTTCAGGTGCTACAAACTTAGATACAGCTCTACCTAAGGTTTCATCGTAGTAAACTTTCTTAAATGCAGAACCTGCAAGTGGTAAGTAAAAGAGCATCTGATCTAACTCTTCATCAAACTCTTCCATCACATGAACGATTTGATAGTTCATGAAGTCTTTGACTCTTTGTGCTTGTTCTTCTACCGCAGTATCGTAAGCACCAATAACTTGTGTTTTAACGGGTCCACCAGAAGGTAATAATTCTTTGTATGCTTGTGCTTGGAAGGTTGTGACTGCTTCACCTAATAACGGATGAATAACTCCAGATGCACCTTCAAAAGGCTCAGACCTTTCATCATCAAACTTCATGCCCAAGTATTTCAAACCATCAGTATAAGTTCTTTCCCAATCCTCACGTGATGATTTGTCTCTATCAATGCCGTCTACTAGCTCGTTAGCTATTCTTCCGAGATCTGAATCGGTCATTATTTCAGCTAAATTTTCGTTGAACCCTGTTTCCATAGGTTCTTGCATATCAGCTTCTAATATTGCACTGCC